GTTATCACGCAACTCAAACTGTTGCTGATAATACACCTCGATTAGAGACATCTAAAGCAGGTCTTCCTAGTCTAGATATGTATAGATCTAATAAAGCATACTATTTAACTGACGCGAGAATCAACACACAGGTCGATTTCACTACTTTTTATGTATTGAGAAAGGGAACTAGCCAACACGATCCTGGTATGGTTTGTGGAGCTGCTTTTACTGTTAAAGCTGTCCATTCTGGCTTTGGTAGCATTTACATTGGCTCTGATGACACAGAGGGAAATGGCGTAGAAGATTTTCTACAATACGATGTTTGGGGCATGTCTGGGAATCTGTCAACTGGCGGAACTAATAATGCATTTCTAGACGATCCGGCGAATACAGCATGGGTAGGTCCTACTGATGTATCTACTGATATTGACTATATAATATGTCATAGAGCAAAACATGAAGTCAATGCTGGAGGCACAATGACACTTTGGAAAAACAATGATCACATAGAAACTATGACACCACCAAACGCTATGGCTAGAAAGGCAACTCTAACAGATAGTCATGACGATAGCACATTTACTGGCGCTAACGGAGCAGCGAATAACTCTTATCATTATTTAGGAATTGGGGCAAATAGCGCAGGGAGCACCGACAGTACTGCCGATCGCGCCGGTATTGTTGCATCAAATAATGGCATGGACTATAAAGGTCATATCATGGAAGTGCTAGATTATGGAAGATATTTATCTGATCAAGAAGTGCAAACGATATTAGGTCATCTTATGGGTAAATGGAGAGTAAGTTAATGCCAAGTATAATAGAATTTGACACAAAGGCTGATGCTTTAAGTTTATTTGAATCACTTAATAGTAAGTTACGAGAAATGTCAGGTAATCACGATTTGCTGTTCACTTCTTTAAGACAGCCTAGAAAAGTTGAGTATAACTTTTGGCTTTTCAATGATCCTAGAGACAAATATATAGGTCAATACAAAAGAGAACTTGATGCTATTCTTGACGCATCATCTATAACGTTTAGAGTAAAATCACTTCCTTATGAACACGACTATACAAGAGAAGAAGATGCTTTTTATGGTCAAACTTTGGGGTACAACTAATGAGTGAATTTCCAAATAAAAAACCAGCTAGAGATTTGCCCTCAGACGGCAAAACTGAAATTGGCACAACATATAGACAGCTTTTAGCAATCAATCCATGTGTTGCTGGTCTCGTATTTTATGAAGGTAGAGATTTAGACGAAAAGATTACTATTGCTGAAATGATAGATAACTTTCCAGTAGATTCTACCTTATTAGGATTAGTTGATCTAATGACAAGAGAAGACTCTCCTGCAAGACTTCGAGGAATAGCACAAAAGTGTGCTCCAGAGTTTTATGTAGAGTCTCATGATCTAAGAATGGATCTAGCTAACGCATTTCATGGACAAATTGGCTCTGCGGAAGATAATGCAGAAAAGAAAGCAATAGAAGATAACTGGAAAGAGACTATTATACTTGATTTCAGGGAGTAGTATGCGAGATATAGAACCTCTTGATATAGTAGAAACTTTTGAGACCCCTTTGCAAATATCTTATAATTGGGACTACACAAGTCGAGAAGATAGAATACAGAGACTATATTCTCTAGGCAAAAAGCTTAATTGGAATGTAGAATTAGATATTGATTGGTCTATAGAGTATCCAGGAATCACAGACTTTATGTTTGAGTTTGAGAACGCTCAATGGGAGAAGCATAAAGTCTATAAAACTTGGAATAAAGAAAAACGAATCGATTTTTTATCTGACATGTTCTCTTGGTACAATAGTCAATTTCTACATGGAGAGCAATGTTCTCTGTTAGTGGCAAGTCAACTATGCAGTTGTGCGCCTAGCTACGATGCTAAACTATATGCAGCTAGTCAAGCATTTGACGAAGCAAGGCACGTAGAAGCTTTTAATAAGTATATTCGGACAAGATTGAATAAGCTATGGCCTGTTAACAGACACTTTAAAGGTCTTCTAGATAAAATACTTACAGATCCTAGATGGGATTTAAAGTTTTTGGGAATGCAAGTAATACTAGAAGGATTCGCACTTGCTGCCTTTAGTGTTGCGAAAGATGCTACAGAAGATCCTGTTTACAAAAACATGATAGAGCTAATACTACGAGATGAAGCTCGTCATGTTGCTTTCGGTATAACATTTTTGAAAGATTATATTGAAACGCTAAGTGAAGAAGAGCAGTATGATAGAGCTAAATTTGCTCTAGAGGCTTGCACCATTAGTCGCAAAAATCTTAAACCGTTTGCTCTTTGGGAGCACTACGGTATGGGAGTAGAGTACACAGAAGATTATCAGATGGACCCACCACACTGGATTCAGGAAAAGTTTCAAAGTACACTATTTACTAGAATAATGCCAAATCTAAAAAGAGTGGGATTGCTTAGAGAAGAATTTATACCCGAGTATGAAAAGTTAGGTATAATGAAGTATGCGAATTCTAGTGATGATTACGAGGTAAGTTGGGAAGAACTCAGCAAGCCACTTTAGATAGTATAAATATATAATGGTACTTAAAAATATTAAATAGGAAAAAGTTATGGCTCAGCCAACTACAAGAGACACGTTTAAAAAGTGGTGTTTGCGAAAACTAGGCGCACCTGTGATCGAGATAAATGTCGATGGAGATCAAGTAGATGATCGAGTTGATGAAGCACTCTCTTATTATCACGACTATCACTTTGATGGCGTAGAAAAGACGTATCTAAAGCATAGAATAGTAAGCTCTTCTATAGCGCTTACTACGCAAACAGCAAACACCTTCACTAACGGTGAGACTATTACTGGAGAAACGAGTGGAGCAAAAACGACAATTCGAGCAATACATGATACCAAAGAAACTGTTGGAGCTCTTGTTATAGGTAGAGAATATATCGTAACTAGCGTAGGAGATACTACCACACCTCAATGGCAAGCTGTTGGTGTATCTGGCACACCTGTAGCAAATACTACTACTTTTACAGCGACTGCTCCTGGTGTAACAGGCACGACAGGAACAGTTAGTAGTAGAAAGGCTTTAAACTACAAAGGAACTCCAAGATCTGGAGGACTTAGTAAAGCTACAGCAACCGTTAATGGTGCAACATATTCGACATCTGCATTAGTATTAGATAACAATTCTGGAACAATCAAACCGGGAATGACTGTTACAGGTACAGGCATATCCAGTACAGTGACAGTAAAATCAGTTACTGATCAGAACAATATCATAGTTGATAGACTGCTATCACTTTCAGATAATATCGATTTAGAGTTTACTATCGGCAACACAGCATTCATCGTGGGTGAAACTATTAGAGGTAGTACATCTGAAGCTACAGCAGTCGTAGCAAAGGTCACTAAAGGCACTGCTGAGAATAGATACATTACTGTTCCAGAAGAAATTATAGGCGCAGTCAATGTATTCAATATAGGATCTAATATCACTTCTGGTGCTGGAATGTTTAATGTTGAATATCAATTCGTATTAAACAATCTACACGATATAGTTAATTATAACATGACTAACTTCTATATGTCAATGACTAATTTAAGACTTATGGAAGAACTTTTAGTTGGTGCAATACCGTTAAGATATAACAGACACATCAACAAATTATATATGGATGTAGATTGGGACTCTCTATCAGATGGTCAATACATAGTCGTTGAAGCATATCAAATATTAGACCCTAACGTGTATTCTAATGTTTGGAAAGATAGATGGTTACAGAACTACGCAAGTGCTAAGATCAAGTATCAATGGGGCTCTAACTTAACTAAATTTAATGGAATGACTCTACCTGGCAATGTCCAGTTTAACGGAGAACAGATATTAAGCGATGCTAGAGAAGAGATTCAAAGACTTGAAGAGGAGATGGCTAATAGTCATTCTCTACCAGCTTCTGACATGATAGGATAAAAAAGTGGCTAAAAATTATTATTTTGAAAACTTCGAAGCCTCAATGGAGCAGTCTCTCATTGAGGACTTGGTCGTAGAATCGATAAAGATTTACGGCATGGAAGTTTGGTATATACCCAGAACAATTGTAGCTAGAGACGAGCTTCTGAATGAAGACGATTTATCTGCATTCAATTCGGCTTTCTCTGTTGAGATGTACGTTAAAAATGTTGACGGCTTTGAAGGAGAAGGAGACTTCTTATCTAAGTTTGGTCTTCAGATTCGAGATTCTGTCACAATGACGATTGCTAAAAGAGCATACGATGACGAAGTTGGAAGATACAATCAAACTATAAGACCATTTGAAGGCGACTTAATCTACTTTCCATTGAATAAGAAGATATTCTCTATTCAGCATGTTGAGCACGAATCGATATTTTATCAAATGGGATCTCTACAGACATATGATCTAAAAGCAGAATTATTTGAATATAGTGGCGAATCGTTTAATACTACGTATGATTTCATCGATAATAAGTTTGATGACGTTGATCTATTCGTACCATCTACAAGTATTACATATACAACCACGTTCAGTAACAGCGCGTTTAATATTAAAGATGCCTCTGAACTGTTCGGTGCGCCTGTAGCTAATGCACCAATCACTCTTGAGATAGGAAGAACATACATATTCGATCAGTCAGATTCTTCTAATAGTGGTAATGCTATACAGATATACTCAGACCCAAGCAGTGGAACAGCTATCGGTAGTCCAGTAGTAACAACTACAGGTACACTTGGAACTGACTCAAAAACAACATTCGTTCCAACGACTGCGGGCACATTCTACTACAGAAAATCAAGCGGATCTTATGGCACTATCACAGTTGTTGCTTCAAGACTCGACAATGTAGAAAGTTATGATGCAATAGCTGATAATACAACAATTGAAACTTTCGGGGATAACATAGTTGACTTCAGTCAAAATAACCCATTCGGTGAGGATAACTTCTAATGTATGGAAATCACTTTTATAATGAGTCTACTCGCAGATATGTTGCCGTATTTGGAACACTCTTCAATGACATAATCATTGAGAGAAAGGATAACGCTAACACTTCTGTCAGTAAGATTAAGGTGCCGGTTAATTATGCACCAATGCAAAAGATACTAGCCAAACTAGATCAAGATCCAAAGTTAAATGCTCCTGCAATGACTTTACCTAGAATGTCGTTTGAAATTACAGGAATGACGTATAGTGCTGAACGAAAGTTAACCAGTCTAACCAAGCAAGCTAAAGCTATAAGTACTGATGATAAGAGTGCAACAGCACTGTTTACTCCAGCACCATATGATATTGAGTTTCAGTTAAATATAATGACTAAGTATAATGAAGATGCTAGTAAGATATTAGAGCAAATAGTGCCATTCTTTAAGCCTGATATTACTGTTGGCGTAAAGATGATTGACACATTAGCAAACTTTGTGGATATACCAGTAATATTAAACAGCGTAGCAATGGAAGATACATATGAATCGGACTTTGAGACAAGAAGGGCTTTGATATATACATTAAGCTTCACAATGAAAGCGTACTTTTTTGGTCCTACTTCAACTAAGAAGCTTATCAAGTTTATCGATGTT